TATGATATTTGAACAAGTATACAAAACAGAACGTGAAAGATTGATTGAGTCTTACGTTTACAAAGATCCGTTGTTTGAGCAGTGGCAAAAGGTAGGTCGTATCATTGCTGAACGCAAGATGACCGAACCTGAGATTCTTGATTTGTTCGGCAAAATTGAAACAGGTCTGACCAACAAAGACACAGGTGCCAATCGCACGTTTGCAGGCCGTGGCAAAGATGTTGCTACAAAAGCGTTTACCAATACCAAAGATGCGTTCAACAGCGTAATGAGCAGCATTCAGAACAGTGCTCCTGTGCAGGCCGTTGATGTTGCCTACGATCAGGCCACCGATGCTGTGGCCAACCTCACAGGCGGACAACAAACCAAGGTAATGCAGGCCATTAAAGGCTATCGTAACCTGGTGAAAGAATATCCCAAGGCAGCTGGCTTTGCCAAAGCAGCCCTGGTTGCCATTGCTGGCCTTGCCACAGGCGGTGCCAGTTTACCAGTCATTGCTGGACTGACATACGCACTGGATTCAGCCATTCGCGGAGACAAATTGAGCAGTGTGCTTGGCAAAGGTGCTGGTGCTACTGCTGTTACTTGGGGCGCTCAACAAGTTGCTGGAGCACTAGGAGATTTAGGCACTGATTCAGCTGGTACTGGTGGCCAAACAATTTCTGCTGAAGAGCTAAAATCAATGGGCATGCAACAACGTCCAGATGGAACTTGGGGAGTTGCTGTTGGAGATACACTGCCCAATGGTGCCACAGTTATAGAAATACACCCAGATTATATTGTATCTGAACTAAGGCCTGTCGACACTGCTAGCAGTCTTGGTCCAGGTGAATCAATAGTGAATGCAGATACTCCGTTGCCACAAGGTGCCACAGTAAGATGCCCGTTGGGATCATGCAACGGTGATGTATGGCAAGTCAAGCCAGGCGAGACTCTCAACGATATTGCACAACAAATTGGTGTGCCACCGGAAAAACTAGCCCAACTAAATCCTGGACTGGCCGCCCCAACTGAATTAGCCACATATACTGTGCAAGCCGGTGACAATCTGAGTACGATTGCTGCTCGGTTCAATACTTCGGTGGGAGAACTGAGAGGATTGAATCCACAGTTAGCAGCAGACTCCGGTGCTATAGGTGGCCAGAGTCTCAACCCTGACGTGATATTTGCCGGACAAGAAATCACATTGCCGCCTGGAACACCAGGTACAAATGTGTATGCAGGTGGAGTGGGCACCAGTGCCGACACCATGGCTGACATCGCCAAAGGCAATGTGCCTGACAGCAATATCTCGCGAGCCGCAAGTAATAGGATTAAAGAATCCGTTAACTTCAAAACACTACCAGCTGAACAGCTATTTGATCACAAACTAACAGTGATGTCTTGGGCATTGAATGAAAGTGTAGGCAAGCCAGCCGGACAAAGTGTACACCTTACCACACTTGGTGTCTACACAGTTTTTGAAAACGTAAATCGGTATGCCCGGGCTGTGGTCAAAGAAGCCGTGGGTCCAGGTCGCCCTGACTTGCCTGATGAGTTTCGTCCTGACATGTCCGGCGGTGCTGGTGGTTACGACAAGAGCAAAAAAGGCATTGTTGGCAAGGGACTTGATTGGTTGGACCGTGCCACTGGCAAAGTAGGCGGTGCGTTGAGCAAGTTTGGACATCAGTTCACTACCAAGGTTACCAAAGAAAAACTCAAGATGGATTGGCATCAAGCTGGCAAACCCAGCGACAGCGATGCAATTGCTGCGTTTTTGGCCAAACAAGGTGTTCCACAGAATGTAATTGGTGATGTCTATAGCAGCATGAGTATCCCTGCACCTACCCCAGCACCTGTTGTACCATCGCCTTACGGTAAAGGAGATCCTGAACAAACTAAGGTAACGGTAGCAAAACTGTCAAACGAAAAGTTACAAAGTTTTATCAGCAAGGCAACTGATCCAGCAAATCCACATGTGCAAATTGCAAAAGCTGAGTTGGCCAAACGTCAAGCAGGTGGTGCACAAACACAATTGCCTTACTATGGTATAAATCCAGCCACAAAGAAACCCTGGACTGTGGATGAATTGCAGGCCAAAGCAGCCGCCACAAAACAAACAACTCCAGTTAATACCACTACAACAACTACTACTCCGTCAACTAGCGGTGCTACGTTCAATGCATCTAATGTCATGCAAATGCCTGGCATGCAAAAATATGCCAAGACTGCACCAGCAGCTCCTGCCAAGACTGCTAATTTTGGTGCCGGTCCTATTGGATACGGCAAGACCACAACCACATTTAAAGCGCCAGCAGCACCAACTGCACCAACTGCACCAACAGTTCCTGCTGTAACTGCAGGCCCTGGTGGAAGTTATAATCCCAAAACTGGTGCAGCCAAGATAGATGGTAAGAGCGCAGTGGCTCTGAAAGACCTTCCTGCAGGCATACAAAAACAACTGCAACCACAACTGGAAGCTACCAAAAAGCAAGTGTCAAAGATGCTTGAATCTGTACAAACCAAGAGTGATGTGGATCGAATCAAAAAATATGTTGATCAACAATTTGCAACCATTGGCCTGACAGAAAACACTGTTCGGTATCGTAAAAAGTTAATGGATCATATCACTCATGTAGGGTCAATTCGACGCAGAATGCATGCCAGCAGCGTCGGCAACTAACACACCTTAGGACCGGTACTTGTTACCGTGGTGTGGGCGGCTGCTGCCCTGCTCAATGGATTCGCTACCCAAACAGCAAAAGTGAGCACTTACTCTCTTTTATGATAAATTCTTGATGCGTTTAGAATTTGTATTGCCCAGTCACTGTGTTTTGGTAGATGTCGATGTAGTTGCTAATCCTGGTACACAGGCCTGGGTCAATGCGTTTGATCAGTACCAAACACAAGCAATGATTCATGATCATTTGTATGTGCCAGAAATAAATGTTTCTAACGAAGACGTTTACGACCTGCCAAGACAGCATTGCTTAAAAATATTAAATGGCTTGTCTGAGTTGGGCGTGGATTTTGTTAGCCCTGTTCCTTATACACCTGCACATGTAGATGCAAATTGCTTGAATCAACTGCATCGATTTTTTACACACACTCAACAAGAGTATAATGTTTTACAAGCTCAGCTGAGTCAACAACATCAAGATCCACACAAGCGACTGCCTGCAATTAAACAGATAATACAATTGTTACAAGATCTAAATCATTGTGTACATCAAATGGAACATTACTGTACAAGGTCGCACGGTGATATCGTGACAGACTCTTTGGTTGAAATTAAATTATATCGTGCTACTGAATTCAATGCATCAGGATGGGTTGATTTGACTCCGTATAGACAATATCACAGTGATCAACCTTGCGATGTTATACTAGGATCTGAAGTGTTGGGCAAAACTCTGCTTCAAAGTTACATCGACGGTGACGATCCTACGGATTGGGACACATCGGGCCATCACTATTCAGCAGGTGGTTTACAGATTTGTTTGAACAACACAAGACAACAGATTTACAACAGCGAGCATTTCCAAAGCTGGTTGTCCAAACACAGCGCAGTAGATCTATATTATGATTTTCCCATTGGAAATCTCAAAGACTGGAGTCAGATCCAGCCAGTGATTGATTATCTCAATGAGCATCCTGCCTGCCCTGTCAACGTTACATATCTAAAATGAAATACTACTGTCGAGACCAATTTAAAACTTTACACATCAGATCAACCAGCAGTGGACAAGTGCTGGTCAGCCCTTGCTGTGCCGCGCAGACTCAACCAGTGATTGCCAAAGATTTTGATTTTGAATATAATGATTTTTTGCAATCAACTCGTCAAGACACCTTGGCAAATAAGCCAACCGCAGCTTGCAGCAACTGCTGGCGACAAGAAGCACAAAATCCCCCAAGCCGTAGATTTTTTAGCAATCAAAATCACAATCAAGATATTCGTGTTGAACTCAATCGTATTGATGTGACCACACAAAATGTATGTAATCTAGCCTGCATCATGTGCAGCAGTTACAGTAGCAGTTTGTGGGCACGGGAAGAAGGTTTAACAGATCAAGACTACAGCTTTGAAGACAAGCTACAACTGTTTCGTAAGCTGGATTTTTCTCATGTGTATCAAATGCATTTCACTGGTGGCGAGCCACTAATGAGCACAGAACATTTAAAGATGCTGGGTATCTATGCAGAATCATCACCACTGAGTCAACTGCATATCAGCTACAACACCAATGGCACATTCTTTCCTGACCAGCGTGTGTTGGATACCTGGAGTCAGGTCAAGGCCATAGACCTTGTGATCAGTCTGGACGCCACTGGTGCTGCATGCGAGCTCATACGCTGGCCAGCCAAGTGGAAACAAATTGCTGCCAATATTGCTCGTTTCTTTGAGTTACGATCTCAAATGCCGCATCTAAAGATTGGGTTTATCAGTTGTGCCAGCAACTACAACCTATTTGAGTTGGCAGATGTTATAGATTTTGTGCACGGTCATGATCCTGAACTCACTGTGCATTTTCAAGTAAACCACAAACCATACTTTGCGCCGGCTTTGATCCCGCCCGAAATGCTAGATCCAGTAATGTCCCGGTTGAGTGCATATCCAGACTTGACCAACTTGTTGCCCACAGTGCAATCTCAGTTGGATCATTCTCATTATCGCAAGGAGATGATAACTTATCACCGGCTAATGACAGAAATGGAAACTCGTCGTGGCACAAATTGGCGATCAGTGTTGCAAATTGGCAAGTACATGAGTTGATTTTGTTGCCTGGAACTGTTACAATAGCATTTCACAAGGAGTATTCTATGGAAGCAAAAACATTCAACGGTGATCAAAAGATCAAGTTGATTCAAATCATCAACGAAGGCATGCAAGTCACTCAAGAAATTGAAACACTCACAGGTGGACTCAATGACACTATCAAGGCCATTGCTGAAGAACTTGAAATAAAGCCTGGCGTGTTGAAAAAAGCCATCAAGCTGGCACACAAGGCTGAATTTGGCAAAGCCAAACAAGATCACGAGCTGTTGGAAACAATTTTGGAAACTGTTGGCAAAACACTATAAATACTGTTTTAAACAGCGAGTCGCTCACGTTACGAGCATGAATCACGGCCGACCAGCCACAAATGGAGTTAGATGAGTTACATAGACGCACTTTTTGATCGTGAACACGATCGCATCCACATTGTAGAACGCCGAGATGGTGTTCGCAAGTATCAAGAGTATCCTGCACAATACACATTCTACTACGACGACCCCCGAGGTAAGTTTCGCAGTATCTATGGCACATCAGTTTCAAGATTTAGCACTCGCAACAACAAGGAATTTCGTAAAGAAGTTCGTATGCACTCTAACAAGAAACTGTATGAGAGTGATATCAATCCTATCTTTCGTTGCCTAGAAGACAACTACAAAGATCAAAATGCGCCCGAACTACACACGGCATTTTTTGACATTGAGGTTGCGTTTGACAAGCAACGTGGCTTTAGTCCAGTAGAAGATCCTTTTAATCCTATCACAGCTATTTCAGTGTATCTTGATTGGTTAGATCAATTGATTACATTGGCAGTTCCTCCCAAGGGACTGAGTTGGGACACAGCACAAGAACTGGTCAACGAGTTTGACAACACAATCTTGTTTGAGCGTGAAGAAGATATGATCAAGACTTTTCTTGATCTCATTGACGATGCAGACGTACTCAGTGGTTGGAACTCAGAAGGTTATGACATTCCTTATACCATAAACCGTTGCACTCGCGTGCTCAGCAAGGATGACACTCGTAAGTTCTGTCTTTGGGGACAATTGCCCAAGAAACGCATGTTTGAACGTTTTGGTGCAGAAAACGAAACATACGACTTGATTGGTCGGGTGCACATGGACTATATGCAACTGTATCGCAAATACACCTATGAAGAACGTCACAGTTACAGTCTGGATGCCATTGGAGAATACGAGCTCAACGAGCGTAAGACACAGTTTGAAGGCACCCTGGATCAGTTGTACAATCAACACTTTAAAAAGTTCATTGAATACAACCGCCAAGATACATTGTTGTTGCACAAACTGGATCGTAAACTACAGTTCTTGGCCCTAGCAAGCGAATTGGCACATGCCAATACTGTACTATTACAAACCACAATGGGTGCTGTGGCAGTTACTGAGCAGGCTATTATCAACGAAGCTCACGAACGTGGCATGGTTGTACCCAATCGCAAACAACGCAACGACAACGAAGATGTACAAGCGGCCGGTGCCTATGTTGCCTATCCCAAGAAAGGCGTACATGAGTGGATTGGATCAGTAGACATTAACAGTCTGTATCCATCAGCAATTCGAGCATTGAACATGGGCCCTGAGACTATTGTAGGACAACTACGACTCAATGCTACTGATCGGTTGATTCAAGAACGCATGGCATCAGGCACGAGCTTTGCGGCTGCATGGGAAGGATTGTTTGCCACTTTAGAATACACCGCAGTAATGGAACAACAGCGAGGCACAAGCATTACCATAGACTGGGAGAACGGTGAAGAAACTGTGCATTCGGCTGCTGAAATCTGGTACATGATTTTTGATAGCAACCAACCTTGGATATTGACTGCCAATGGTACCATAATGACCTATGAGAAGAAAGGCATTATTCCCGGGCTGCTAGAACGTTGGTACAGTGAACGAAAAGAACTACAGGCCAAGAAAAAAGAAGCCACCGACCCCAAAGAAATTGCATTCTGGGACAAGCGGCAGCTGGTTAAGAAAATTAACTTGAACAGCTTGTACGGTGCTATTCTAAACCCAGGTTGCAGATTCTTTGACAAACGTATTGGACAGAGTACTACACTAACTGGTCGTAGTATTGCCAAACACATGGATGCTTATCTCAATGAATGTATCACTGGTGAGTACAATCACAGTGGCAAATCTATCATCTACGGTGACACAGACTCTTGTTACTTCAGCGCATGGCCAGTGCTCAAAGAAGATGTGGAACAAGGAAAAATGGCCTGGTCAAAAGAGATTTGTATCCAGCTCTATGATAGTATTGCTGAACAGGTCAATACCAGCTTTCCTGGGTTTATGGAACAAGCGTTTCATTGCCCTAGAGACATGGGATCGTTGATCAAAGCTGGTCGTGAAACTGTTGCGGACCGCGGATTGTTTATTACCAAGAAGCGTTATGCTGTCAACGCCATTGACATTGAAGGCAACCGCCTTGATGTCAACGGAAAAATAGGCAAAACCAAGGCCACTGGTCTAGACCTCAAGCGCAGTGACACTCCTAAAGTTATTCAAGATTTCTTGTTGGAAATTCTAAATAAACTGCTAGCCGGTGCTGGCCGAGACGAGATTGTAGAACGCATTAGAGAATTCAAGTATGAATTCAAAGAGCGTCCAGGTTGGGAAAAAGGATCGCCCAAGCGTGTGAACAACTTGACCAAGTATGGTGCAGATGAAGCCAACAGTAAAACTGGCAAAGCCAACATGCCCGGGCATGTGAGAGCCGCCATGAACTGGAACAACATGCGGCGCATGAACGGAGACAATTATTCCATGCAGATTGTGGACGGTATGAAAACTATTGTGTGCAAATTACGACCTAATGCACTGGGCTGGACGTCTATTGGCTATCCCACAGATGAACAACGGCTTCCGCAGTGGTTTAAAGACTTGCCGTTTGACAATGCCGAAATGGAAGCCACTGTAGTCGACGGCAAAGTTGACAACCTATTGAGTGTGTTGGATTGGAACCTTGCGGCAGCAACCAATACTGACAACACTTTTACTTCACTGTTTAGTTTTGAATGAGCCTAAGCAATATAGTTAGATATCTTAATGAACTTGAAGCTATTGACTTTTCAGAAGTTAGTAGCCAGGCTCAGCACAATCTGTCAGCTATAAATTATGTAGTTTCTGCACACGATACTAACATTGGATTTTACAAAGCACGTATTCAAAAACGACACGACACTGTGATCGACGCTTTGCACCAATATCAACAGGTGTTTAAAAATTTAAAAGATGAGCTGGCACAAACCGTACGTAACCAAGAAAAAGACTATTACAAAAACAGCACCAAATTATACCAAACTGCCATGCAGTATGACACTGATGAACATGTGTTAAATCGCAGACTAGGCATTGATGACGAAAGCAATATGATTCTACGCAGTCGATTGAGAAACTACACTGACTGGCGCACCCCCGGAATGATCATACATCCCGGACACGAATCCTTCATCGAAGACATGGTGCCGTTGGATCCGTTGTATGTTTTGGATGTCAATCAAGACTTGATGTTGCCAGCTGTTAACAAGTTCAACGAGCAGTATCGTGCAAGATTGCGTTGCTACCAAATTGACGAGTCACGTCATACCATGCTCAATGAACTGCCGCAACAACAGTTTGGTTGCATTTTTTCATATAATTTTTTCAACTATCGACCCATTGAATTGATCGAACGCTATCTCAAAGAACTCTATGAGTGCTTGAGGCCCGGCGGAGTCTTGTTGTTTACCTACAATGACTGCGATCAAGCTCATGGAGTTGAGTTATTTGAAAAAAATTTCATGTGCTATACCCCCGGCGATAGAATCAAGACCCAGGCCGAAGACATAGGTTTTGATTTGATCTATCACTATATTGGAAAAGGGGATCTAGCTTGGTTAGAGTTCCGAAAACCTGGACAAATTACTAGTCTGCGAGGCGGACAAACTCTAGCACAAATTGTTCGCAAATGACTTGCATTTTCTAAATAAACCCTGTAAACTTAAACACTTAGGAGAACATTATGAGAGATAACTTACTTGACTTAGTAGAACACACTTTTGATCTTGGTTGCATTGACCTGGTCAAGATTGTTGGTGATGAAAACACTACACAGATTGAAGGCCTTGCCAGCGACCTTAGTGTAGTAATCAAAGGGCAGTTTGCTAATCCTGTGCCCGACTTTGTAGGCACATTTGGCATGCCTAACTTGAACAAACTCAAGACCTTGCTCAAATTGCCCGAGTACGCAGAAAACGCTAAACTTGCTATTACTCGCAAGGCTGACGGATCGCCCGATGGTATCAATTTTGAAAACAAAACTGGCGACTTTAAAAACAACTATCGTTTCATGGCTTCAGAGATTGTCAGCGACAAACTCAAAACAGCTAAAATGAGTCAGGTGCCCTGGAACATTGAATTTGAACCCACAGTGGCCAGTATCATGCGCCTCAAGATGCAGATGAGCGCCAACGCAGAAGAGCCTAATTTTCAAGTCAAGACCGAAGACAACGATCTCAAGTTTTACTTTGGTGATCATTCAAGCCATGCTGGCAACTTTGTATTTCAACACGACGTTGGCGGACAGCTCAAACGTGCCTGGAGTTATCCTGCTATTCAAATTGCTAATATCTTGAGTCTCAGCGGTAACAAGACCATGAAGATCAGTGATTCGGGTGCTGCACAGATCACTGTGGACAGTGGATTGGCTGTTTACAACTACATTCTTCCTGCACAAAGTAAATAATGACTGAGCCTGTAGTTCAAGACAACTTAACTGCCAAGCAGTCAGACTATGCTGTGTTCTTGCCAGCTATCTCTGGCTTCTATGCTACATTCGTAGGCAAGCAACGTGATCCAGTGAATGGTCCATATGTAGATCCTGCTAGATTCCCGGCAGGATTCAAGGACATGGAACAAATGAACTGGCTCAACAGTTCTAAAGGCTTGTTCCCTTACAAATGGTCACTGTATTCTGGTGGTCATGCCAACTTGGACTTGAACAAGCCGGACTGGTCGGAGGACATGGTTCGTAATCGTGACCCCAATACCATCATGCTAGGCGACTCCGGTGGATTCCAG